GAAAATAAATGATTTTTTAAATACAAAAGATGCTGCAGATTATTTAGGAGTTACCGTGAATTCTTTGCGTAATTGGGATAAAAGTGGAACATTGAAAGCTCAGCGTAATCCGTATAATAATTATCGTATGTATTCTAAAGAATCTTTGAATAAAGTTCTTATGGATATGGGAGTCATTATAAAAATAGATGAGATCAAATGAATATATTGGAATTAGGTAAAGTATCAGAGCAACAAAGAATACGTATGGGTTTAGCTAAGCGCGATTACTGCAAGCAGATTTGTGTATCGTATAATACATATTCAGATTTCTTGAAGCTGCATCGTAAAGTGAGTGCGAAGACATTGTTCTCGATTATTATGTTTCTTGAGAGACAAGGTCGAGTTATTGGTGATTTGAATTCGGAGTGATAATAGTTTGATTATTTAATAACTTTAAGTATATTAATCATCGGTGCATATATAAGATTTATGTATGAGTGGAATTGAGAAACTTAGAAAAAGAGCCAGGAATTACCCTGACTCTTAATTTTTTAAACCCCAGATACCTCCCCAGGAATCCAACTAGAGGAAATCGCATATGTTTTTAATTAAAAGAACAAATATGAATTCATTGTTTTTAGAGGAAAACCCCGAAAGATCTCTACGTAACATCCACGAAAGGTTTTATCATCCCGAAAGATATTTACGTAATACCCCCGAAAGGTTTTTACTTATATGAACTATAACATTTCTGTTAGTAATAATCAAGCTTTTTCAAAACAACATTCAAATCTAGTGTATTGGTTGGGAGGAGCTACGTCTGCAACGTTCGTTCCAGAGCAGTTATACACCAGTTTTAAATTTACTTCTGATCGTAAAAAGATTCTTATTTGTTTGTTAAAATATATTGGTGTGTATCATCAAGCGTTTCCCAGTCATAATACGATAGCTCGTTTATCGGGAGTGCACCATGACACGGTATATCGCACTATTAAGCTATTTGTTAAGTTTGGTATACTTAAGAAGCGTTATCGTGGTGCAAATAAGACTTGTGTGTATTCTTTAGGGTCTGCATTATATGATCCATATGTTAAATGGGCATGCAAAGATATTTTGGTTAATTTATATTGGGCTGTTGAATCAGCTGTAGCAAAGGCGAAAGAAATGATTCAGGGTTTAGGATCTAATCTAGCAGCTAGTTTTAACTCAGTTACGGCACGATTCTCTAAAGAGAATAATAAAGATATTAATACATACAAAAGTAGAACCATAACAGAACAAAAAGAAGAAGAATTTACACCAACGCAAGAAGATTTAGATAAATATCAACGACATGAAGATGAAGTAAAGAAAAGGAAAGATGATTACGCAGCAGAATTGGCTAAATTACTTAATTTACCAACGTGAAGAAAGGGAGGATATGTATAACTCTTATAAGCAACCAGAGCCTGTTCAAGAGAGACCACGACAAATTGATGTAGAATCACAGGTTCGTATATGCATGCAAGAAGCAAGCTTGTATATGCGTTTATCTATGCTTAAAGAATTAAGTGAAAAAGTTCCGGGAGCTTCAGTTCCTTACATACAATTACTTATACGTAAAACTTCAAGCAAGATCAGTGACCAAATAATGCAACCATCATCATTACCTTTTTGAGAATATCATGATTGAATATCAACTTTTAGGTGTTCCAACTCCTTTGCATAGACCTCGCTTCTCAAGAGGTAAAGTATATAACGATCAGAAGAATAAGATGCTCGTAGATTATCTGAGTATAAAATCTCAACACGGCAAAAGATCTTTGTTCTTTGATCCCATTCACTTGGATATTACATTTACGTTTCATATACCTCAAAATATCTCTAAAACAAAAAAAGAACTGTTAGTTAATAAGCCTTATGTCGGTAATGTTGATGTTGATAATCTTCTCAAATATATTATGGACGTCTGTACTGGAGCTTTATATAATAATGACAATGTTATTACTAGTGTATCTGTTCAAAAGATATACGGTGTGCATTCGAAAACATTATTTTCTTTCACGCGACTTACTTAAAAAAGGAAGGTATGAAACGTAAAACTTCTAACTCTAGCATAGCCATAACAAATGACACTAAAAATCCGAATGATAAAAAAGCCATAACAGAGCCATTAGTCATAGCTGAGTACTTCAATATTCATACTATGAATTACCATCCTGCTACGCATAAATTTATCGAACAAGAAGCTGCAAGATTACGAGAATGGTCGTTACTGGATGATTCTTTTAGGCTTTCTGATTTTTATGATACTCGAGGTTATAATCAAGACACTTTTTATGATTGGTCACATAAGTTTCTTCATATGAAAGAAGCTCATAACTTTGCTAAAAGAAGAATCGCTTCACGAAGAGAACAAGCATCTTTAACTCGTAAATTTGATAATACAACAGTTTTTAAGACGCAAGCGTTTTATGACTATGTATTACAACAAGAGATAGATAAAGCTAATGCAGTTAGATTATCTTATGCACAACAAGCTACCAATAATCAATCAAACGAACAAAGAGTCGTTGTTATAGAAAGATTTCCGTCTTTGGCACAAGATGTTGAAGTTGTTTCTTATACGACTAAAACTCCAGAAGATATAGCTGCAAATATTCATCGCAATACAGCAACTCAAAGATCTGTTAGAGTTAATAATAATGTTGGTGATGCTATTGAATAAACCAATCAAAATTAGGAAAATATATGCATAAGACTAATAGTACAACTCACTTAAAGCTGATATTAGCGGATGTAGTTTCTATTTCATTTCAGCATATGCGTGCATTAGCAACAGAACTGAAAGATTTAGATATTACTCCTGATAATGTTAAAGATAAGAAACCTGAAGAGATTATGGCTGCTAATACTATGAGCCATATATTAACGATATTGAACGATGTTATTCATCCTGCTCATGATATATGTGATCAGTTATTTGATAAAGATGTTCAAGATTTCGTTGCTTACTGTATAAAGAATCAACAGATCGCTATTGAAAAGAAAATGATTAACTCTAAATGTGCATGCTATTCATGCAAACTAAAGGAAGTAAAATGATTAAGTATATTTATAACTTTATTCTTGACGATGGTTCAACTTTAACACAAGAAACTGATGGTATATTTCTCAATCTTAATAATGAAGGTACAGAGCGTAAGCTTATTACGTCATTAGTGCTTGAAGAGAAGCGTGAAGTTGCAGATGAAGTTAATGTTATTGATGCTGACGTTGTAGAAGATGGTGAGTTGGAGTAACTATGACTGCATGGACGATAATACTTTTAAGTGGTTTATATTTTTGTCATAGTTTTAATGATGCACCTAAGTTTGATCCTGAAATGGATAAAGTACGTGAATTAATGACTAAACGGCTTGAAGAAGCTCAGCGTCAAGTAAAGAATATTGAGAAATGTATGCAGAATGATAAGTGTATGCATGATGCTCGATTGAGATATGAAAAAAAGGAGAGTAGTGAAGGTTCAAGATGAGATTCATTTAAATCTTTTTAAGCCTCGTGATTTTCAATTAAAAGCATGTGATGCATTTGAAAACAAAGGTTATAAAAAGATGGTTATGGTGTGGCCTCGTCGTTCTGGAAAGGATCTTGTTGCTTTCAATCTTATGATACGTGCTGCAATACGCAGAATAGGTGTATATATGTATTGTCTGCCAACATTCTCACAAGGACGTAAAGTTATATGGGATTCTATTACCAACGATGGTATGCGATTTACCGACTTTATTCCACCTAACCTTATAGAGCGAATGAACTCTCAAGAACTTAAGATTACTTTAATCAATGGCAGTATTATACAAATTATTGGTTCTGATTCTTACGATAGTTCTCTTATTGGTACGAATCCTCGCATGGTTGTTTTTTCAGAGTTTGCGCTTGCTGATCCTGATGCTTTTAAGTTTGTACGTCCTATTCTTAATGCTAATGGAGGATCTATGATTATTGTATCAACTCCTCGTGGCAAGAACGAACTCTGGAATATATATAACATAGCTCAGCATTCACCTGATTGGTTCTGTGAAAAGTTAAGTCTTACTGATACAAAGCATATCCCACTTGAAATGATTAAACAGGATATTGATGATGGACTTGTAAGTCCTGATCTTGTAGAACAAGAATATTACTGTTCATTTGAAAGAGGAGCAGAAGGTTCATATTACGCTAAGTATATGGATAAGATACGTGTGAACGGTCAGATTGGAAATGTTCCATGGGAGCCTGGATTTAGAGTTTCTACGGTATGGGATATTGGTGTGCGAGATAGTACATGCATTATATTCTTTCAGAAGATTGGTCAGGTTATTCATATTATCGACTGCTATGAAAAGTCTAAAGAAGGTTTAGAGCATTATATTAACGTGCTCAACAATAAGCCCTACCAATATGATAAGCATTGGGCTCCTCATGATATCGCTGTTAAAGAGTTTGGTTCAGGTCTTACTCGTTTGGAGAAAGCCAAGCAACTTGGTATTAAATTCGAGACTCGAGATGCGGGTAAATCATCTGCATTACCTAATATTTCTATTGAAGATGGTATAGAAGCTGTTCGTTCTGCTATACCTAAGATGTGGTTTGACGATATTAAGTGTAAAACGCTCATCAAAGCATTAGAGAACTATAGACAAGAATTTGATGAAAAGCGTAAAGTTTATAGAGACAAGCCTTTGCATGATCATAACTCTCACTTTGCTGATGCAATGAGATATCTTGTATTATCTTTGAGTCGTTCTCGAGATGCAGAATCTACAGCGCAAGATATAGAAAAACGATATAGAGATGCTCAAGGTTATGGATCAGATGGTTTAGGTATAGGCCAAGGGTTCTTTAATGATAATCATAGGATTTATTAATGTTAGACACATTAGATCTTGTTATTGTTGGTCATAAGAAAAATGAATACTTTATTATCGCTTGTTATGATGACGATCGAGATGAGTATTGTACTATAGGAGTGCTTAAAGAGAATGAATTGCCTGATATAGATCTTTATAATATTGATGATGCTAGAGTTGTGTCGATGTATGATATTGATAGGTGGATATATCCTGAGATTGTCATAGAGGTAAGTTGTGATTCTATAGAGTCATCTCATTCTCAACGGTCTCCATATTTTTTAGTTAATCCATTATTTATTAAAGTCAGAGATGATAAGAATGCGGAGCATGCAACAACATTAGATGAAGTAGAGTATCTTTATAATAACCAATAAAAAAGGTGAGTAATGGAGAAAATAGATTACATTGGTAAAAGATATGGTCAATGGACTATTATTAGTGATCTTGATGAATATATCAATCATTCTCGATTGATATTATGCCAATGTGATTGTGGAACTTTACAAAAGTTTAAGAAGTCTCCATTCATTGGAGGCCATAATTCTGAGAAGTGTCGTAAATGCAGTCTAAAAGAACTGAAACGTCTTAAAATGTGCGGCTGGGGTAAGGGTAGAGCCAAATCTTGGTAGAAAACTAGCGCAATTATATAATTATCCTATATCTTGTTTGCAATATATTATTAAGCAAACAGTAAGGAGGTGTACTATTTTATTCCCCGAATTAGGTCCACAATATTACGATGAGAAGCATCAAGATATTCTCGCCCGTATGGAGGCATTCTACGCACAATCTATTACCCTAAATCAAAGTTTCTGGACTGAAGCAAATACTGATACAAGATTTGAAGCAGGAGATCAAACTTTATGGAACGATATTTATGGTAATCTTCCAGCTAATCGTAAGCGTTCATTTAATTTAAATCGTATAAAACGTGTTATCAATATGATATCAGGCCATCAACGTCGTAACAGAAAATCTATCATCTGTGTACCTGTAGAGAATGCTGATGATGAAACTGCAGATCAATTCTCAAAGATATTAATGTGGGTTAATAAACAAGAAGGTGTACTTGAAACGATATCAGAATCATTTCATGGTGCATTAGTTACTGGTATGAATCTGTTGCAGATATGGCTTGATTATAGATCTGATCCCGTTTCAGGAAATATCAAAGTAGACAACTGTTCGTATAATTCATTTCTTATAGATCCTTATTTTAGAAAGACAGATCTTTCAGATTGTAACGCTTTATGGAAAAGATCATTTCTTACGAAGCGTGAGTGCATATCTTTACTTCCAGATAAGACTGAGGAGATCATTGGTCTTATAGGATTAGACTCAGGAACTGGTCGTGATGGTAAGTTTCAGTTTATGCCTGAGTCATATAATTATGGGATGAAGAATCTTTTGACGTATGATGAGTTTTATTACCGAGATTATCGAACGCAGAAGATGTTAGTTGATGCTGATACTGGTGAATCTATGGAGTGGAAGTCTGAAGATCAAGAAAGATTGGACTTATTCTTAGCAACATATCCAGCTGTTACAGTTATAGAACAAGAAATTCCGACGGTGCGATTAGCAATCGTCGTTCAAGGAAAGGTAATGTATGATGGACCCAATCCTATGGGTATTGATTCCTATCCTTTTGTTCCTGTACTTGCTTATTACGCTCCTCAAATGCCTGATTTTCCTTGGCGCATTCAGGGTGTTGTTCGAGGTCTTAGGGACGCTCAGTATCTTTATAATCGTCGCCGCATTATTGAACTTGATATACTTGAATCTCAGATAAACTCTGGTTGGATATATAAAGAAAATGCTCTTGTAAATCCAAAGGACGTATTCTTATCAGGACAAGGAAGAGGATTAGCACTTAAGTCAGATGCTTCGATGGCTGATGTACAACAAATACAAGCACCACAGATACCACCATCTATGATTCAACTATCAGAATTATTAGCTAAAGAAGTTTCAGAAATTTCTGGTGTTAATGAAGAATTGCTTGGTAGTGCTTCTGATGACAAAGCAGGCGTTTTAAGCATGCTTAGACAGGGAGCGGGTCTTACAACTCTTCAGATACTTTTCGATCAACTGGATAGATCTATGCAACTTCTTGGTAAGTTAGAGATAGATATTATACAAGCTAACTTTACGCCAGGTAAGATTAAGAAGATTCTTGAGGGCGAAGAACCTGCTCAGCAATTCTATAATAAAGCTTTTGGTAAATATCATGCCAATGTTGAAGAAGGTTTAAATACTTCTACGCAGAAGCAGATGCAATTTGCTCAAATGTTACAGCTTAAGGAGATGGGAGTTCCTATTTCTCCAGAAGATCTGTTAGAAGCAGCAACATTGCAGAACAAGCAGCGTATTATTGATAATCTTACAAAAGCTGAACAAGCACAATCAGAGATGCAACAACAGCAAGCTCAAATGGCTATGAAATTACAACAGGCTCAGATTGAATTGGCTCAAGCTCGTGCTCAGGCTGATCTTGGTTTATTTGCTGAAAGAACTTCACGTGTTGATGAGAATCGTGCTCTTGCTATTCAGAAGCTTCATGAAGCGAACCGTGATGATGAGACTGCGTTATTGAATAAAGTTAAGATTCTTAAAGAGCTTGAAGATATGGATATAGGTCATATTGAACGACTTATTAACATGTCAAATAGTTTAAAAGAATCTGAAGTTAATGCATCTAATAATTTAGGTGAGAAGGAAGTTGCGGAACTCACTCCTTCTGCTTAAGCTTCTGAAGATTCTATACAGTGTGTGTAGATAGTTAGAAGTTATACTTTGCGGTTAATAGCCGCAGTTACTATCGAAAGGCCTATTATGGCTAAAAGACATCATGACGGAGAGTACGCAGGCGAAAAAATGCGTCGTAAAACAGAAATGAGAGATGCTGGAATGTTACATGATGATAAATCAGCTGTAGCAAACATGCCTCAAAATGTAATGTACAAACCTTGGGGTGGCGATTTTAGAGGCTTTGATTCAAGCATTGACGATACAATTTCAGGAATTGAACGTCAACAAAGAATGGATGAAGGCCAAGCTAAACGTCATAATGTTCCGAAAAAGTGGTAATATGCCAGCAACACCGCGTAGCAATAAAAAGGCTACAAAAGTTGCATTTGGTATTTTAGGAACTCCTGAAAATATTAAGTTCAAGAGAACAAAGTATCAGGAATATATTAATAAGATGTTGATTTCACAAGAATCATCTCGAGTTAAATAGAATTATCCCCTCAGTATAAATCACAGCTCTTATACTGAGGGGATTTATTATAAGGAATGTTATGGCAAATGGAACACCACGCGTAAAAAATGTCAGATCTAAACTAAAACGATCTGAACATCCTAAGGTTTTAGAATCTATTGCAGGTTCTTTTTACCGTCAAATAGATCCAAGATTAAAACAACAAGTTATGGATAGTCGCATGATGCAAGAAGATGAGTATGCAATAGCTAATCTTTCTCCAAGATGTATCAATAAGATATTTAATCCTGATCGTTTTAAAGAGTCTTTGGGTTATTGTAATGAGCGCAGCGAAGTAGGTGAATAATGGAAAAGAAATGGATACAAAAAGCAATTAAGCATCCAGGTGCACTTCATGAAGAGTTACACGTACCTAAAGGAAAGAAGATACCTAAAGCTAAGTTAGAAAAAGCTGCTAAGCATAAAGGTGTTGAAGGTAAACGAGCTCGTCTTGCTGAGACTTTAGAGAAAATGCATCATAAATGTTCTGATTGCGGAAAGGGTATGAAATGAAATGCTCATCATGTTCAATGAAAAAGAAAGCTAAAGTTAAAAAAGTTATGCATGAGTGGAAAGAAGGTAAGTTGCATTCGGGATCTAAAAAAGGTCCTGAAGTAACAAATCAGAAACAAGCTGTTTCTATTGCTCTTTCAGAAGCAAAAAAAGTTGGTAAGAAACGTAAAAAGTAAGTAATATACTTTACGTAAGATATGTCGGAGCAGTTGTTCAAGTTTAATACCTTCTTGAGTAGCTGCTCTTTTTATTAAAGGAGATATATGGAAAGAGAAACAGTCGGTAAGATCTCTTGGGATCTTCTTGCGAATGCATCTATTCTTGATCATTCTGCTGATGAACAAATGCGTGAACAACTTGATGATTACGAAATAAATATTCATGAATCTATAAATCGTGGAAAGAAAGACTTCCCTGGTGATTTTTATATAGTTGTTGAAACTAAAAAAGAACCTAAAATGAAGAATGTTATTCGTAATTACTTTATAGTTCGTCAATCATGCCCTACTCCCCAATTTGATAATAGTGTTTATAGATATCATAGAGAATCTGAACAATGTGAATTCTTATGGGTACTTCCATCACGCGATACTTATAATATGATTAAAAATAATGTTCTTGATTTGCCTCGAGATCAAAGAGAATTGGTACAATTTGTATTAGAAGATGCAGATGGTACACTTTTAAAGAAATGTAAAACATTGAATGGTGAGATTTATTAAAGGAGCTCTATGTCATTACCACATGCTACCCAAGCCCAAATTAATGAGATGAATGCAATCGCTGAGAAAAAAATGAAAGAAGATGGTATTGCAATACCTCCGTTGCCGGAACAAGTTGTAGAGAATAAACATCCTATGTTAGCACATCATGAAGAACCTTCCACACAATTTGAACAGGAACAAGTAGAATTACCTGAAGAAGTTGAAGAAGAAGATATTGAGCAAGAAGAAACTGTAGAAGATGTTAAAAAAATTAACTATCGTATGATGCGTGAGTCTTTGGATAGAGCTAATCGTGAACGTGATGAAGCAATGAAATATGCTATGTCATTTCAACAGCAACAGCAACCAAAGCAAACTCAGCAAGTAGAGCAAGAAGATGATTATTCTGATATTGGTCTGGATGATGATGGATTGGCTGAAGGTAAACATCTTAAAAAAGTTCTCAAAGAAATGCGTGAACTCAAGAAAGAGATGCAAGCCTATAAGGCAAAATCAACACAAGACACGGTTGAAGTGAGATTGAAAACAACTTTCCCTGACTTTGACAAAGTTATTACACAAGATAATTTAGCTACATTAAGCAATTTGAATCCTGATCTTGCAGATATGATTAGTAATACTCCTGATATGTATAAGAGAGCTAAGTTGGCTTATGATATGGTAAAGCAATATGGGATATATAAAGAAGAATCATTTGTGCATGAGAAAGCTGCCGCGCAAAGAAATGCCGCTAAGCCTCGACCTTTGGCATCTGTTTCTCCACAGCAAGGTGATTCCCCTTTGTCTAAAGCTAATGCCTTTGCTAATGGCGCTCTTAGCAAAGAAATAAAGGATCAAATGCATAGAGAGATGTTACAAGCTATGAAAGGTAGATAATGTTATTGTCGCAACTACAACAAATGTTCGCTCGAGATACAGTATTGCTATTTGAATTTATTCAGGAAAAGGGATATAAATTCACCTATGGAGAAGCTATGAGATCTCCTGAACAAGCTGAAATATATGCTAAACAGGGTAAAGGAATAGCTGATAGTTTACATTGCAAACGACTCGCAATAGATATAAATTTGTTCAATGAAAAGAATGAATATCTTGAAGATACGGAAAGTTACAAACAGTTTGGAGTATTTTGGGAGCATTTAAGCCCTACTAATAGATGGGGCGGTACATTCAAGAGTAGACCAGATGGTAACCACTTTGAAAGAAATGAAAACCCGGGTAAGTAAGGAATGATATGAATGGTTATGTAATGTTATTTTTTCTCTATTCAGTTATCCAAGCATCTCATGAGCCAACAAGAAAATTATCTAAAGAATATATCTTTAATAAAATAGAAGGCGATCATGAAACCAAGGAGAAAAGAATGGCATTTATGTCACCTTATTTTCATCGAGATAATGTCGATACCAGTTTCTCTCAGAATTTTACGTTACAACATGGTGATATATTACATATTACGTCAAAGACTGAGATGCAAGTCGAACATGATGCTAAAAACCATAGAGTTAATATAATATTAAAATAATTAAGGAATGATATGAGCGATTTGGTGTTATTAATTTTACTTTACACTGTTGCTGTTGCCTCATCTGATTACGATAAGAAGCAAGATCAATTAAAGAAAGAAAAATATGCTGAGATGACCATGGAAGAAATTGGTTTTAATCCTGTTAAGAAACCAGAATCTTGCAATGAACGGATGTCTATAGCTGAAATATTTTTTGATAAAGAATCAAAAGGCAATTCTCCTGTGTTACCTCGATGTGAAACACCAAATTGTAGTAGAGAAGTCACTCCAAACGATAAAAAATAATACTTGGTAGTATGGGATTGGTTGTTGTTTTTTTGGATATCTTTACAGCAACCACTCTTTATTATATGATATTTGAGCAATCTGTAAGCCCGGATACACAACCCCCCAATAAGTTTTTGCGTACTTCTTATTGAACTGTAAGTCCGGGTATTCTTTAACTAAAAAGGAAGGCTTATGTTTAAACATTTCAAACCAATTAACGATAATATTCTTGTAGAATTAGCTGAAAAAGAAACAAAGACTTCTGGTGGAATCATTGTTCCAACTGAAGCTCAAGAAAAAACACAGCAAGCTAAAGTCTTACATGCAGGAAAATCAGAACAACTACTTGTTGGAGATAAAATATTCTTTAAGAAGTATGTTGGAACTGCTCTTGATGAAAAACATTTAATTTTACGTGAAGAAGATATATTGGGGATATTGTAGATGGATCATAAATTTATACCACTATCTGAACAAGTTAAGCAAATAGTTTGGGAAAAAGAAGATATAAATAAACCATTAGAACGACCTGCTATTGATCGAAAATATAACAATCTAGATAATGATCAAAGAAGAAGTTATGCAAGAATTATCGCTAACTATATAAATCATCGATGCGGTGAAACCATAAAAGAAATGATACTGGATTATAAACCTTCTTTATTTAATGACGAAGTTTTATATGAAAAAGATAATAGTAATAATTTACATATAGCAAATATCGTTCAAATGCATTGTTTAACGGATTGCATGGGTGATTGGACTGAATATTTTTGTTCTAATACGATATTTCATGTAAGTTTAGGTCATTCATATTGTTTTGAATGTAGAACACATTTGGATGGAATAGGAATGATATCGGCTGTTCATCGTGTTAGTAGAGATGAAGCAATTTTATTGATAGAAAAGTTCTTATTAGATTCTTTTTATAAAGATGAACCTAATCAAGAAAGAACACACACTATAGTTGGTTGGGCAATATGGTATGCAGACAGATAAAAAAATAACTATTCAAGAACAAATCTTAGAAAAATATGGCAAACATGTTCTTGAATGTGATCATCCTGATTTTGATCTTGATATTTATATGATGTTTATTTGTAGATCTATTGAAAAAGAGATGATGGATTATGATACAAAGCTAAAGAAAGCTTACGATCAACCATTAAAATCAGTTAAAACTATTATTCAGCAATATAAGAAGAAAAAGGAGAATAATGTCTAAGCGTATTGTATTCGGGCAAGAAGCTCGTACGAAATTATTAGCTGGTATCGACATATTAGCTAATACTGTTAAAGTAACGCTCGGTCCTAAGGGTCGTAACGTTGCGTTTGAAAGATCATTTGGTTCGCCATTAATTACCAAAGATGGTGTTACAGTTGCAAAAGAGATTGAATTAAAAGATCCGCTTGAGAACATGGGTGCTCAAATGGTTCGTGAAGTAGCCTCTAAAACAGCAGAAGTTGCTGGTGATGGAACTACAACTGCTACTGTCCTGGCGCAATCAATATTCACTGAGGGCAACAAATTTGTTACTGCAGGTGCTAACCCAATGGAACTTAAACGTGGGATAGACAAAGCAGTAGCAGTTGTAGTAAAATCTTTACAAAATGAAGCTCAACAGATTAAAAACAACCAAGAAATTCAGCAAATAGCTACAATTTCAGCCAATTCTGATATAGAAATTGGTCGTAAAATAGCTATGGCATTTGATAAAGTTGGCTCTGATGGTGTAATTACTGTTGAAGAAGCAAAGGGAATGGAAAGTGAACTTGTCGTTGTTGAAGGCATGCAGTTTGAGCGTGGTTATATGTCTCCACATTTTATTACTGATAGCGATAAGAGCCTTGTTGAGTTCCATGATCCTTTAATTTTAGTATATGATAAAAAGATTACGAACATGAAGGCAATTGTTCCTGCAATGGAATTAGCTGCTCGTGCTGGTAAATCTTTATTAATTATCGCTGAAGACGTTGAGGGTGATGCACTTTCAACTTTAGTAGTCAATAAAATGAGAGGATCTCTAAAATCATGCGCTGTTAAAGCTCCTGCTTTTGGAGATCGTCGAATTTCTATGCTTGAAGACTTAGCAGTCGTTACAGGTGGAAAACTTATATCAGATAATATAGGATTCTCTCTTGAGACAATCATGTTGGAAGATTTCGGGACGGCTAAAAAAGTTGTTGTTACTAAAGAGGCAACAACAGTTATCCAAGGAGCTGGCACAGCTGAAGAGATATCGGAGCGTATTTCACATATCAGAAGTCAATTAGAAAATTGTACATCAGACTATGATAAAGAAAAACTGCAAGAACGATTAGCAAAATTATCTGGTGGTGTAGCAGTTATTAAAGTTGGTGCTGCGACTGAAGTTGAGATGCGTGAGATTAAGGATCGTATTGACGACGCTCTGGCTGCAACTCGTGCAGCAATTGCTGAAGGTATTATTGCTGGTGGTGGATGTGCATTATTGCATGCTCAGCAAGATGTATTAGATTTAGAATTCGATCTTACTGGGGATGAACTTTTAGGCGCTCAGATTATTCGTAAAGCATTAGAATCTCCATTGAGAACAATAGTTTCAAATGCTGGATATGAATCATCTTTAACTGTCGAAAGAGTTCGTCAAGGGTCAAGATCATTTGGATTTGATGCGAAAACCGGAGTGTATGGTAATATGATTGATCTGGGAATTATTGATCCTGTTAAAGTTACTCGGTGCGCATTGCAAAATGCGTCTTCTATTGCTGGATTGCTACTGACAACCGAAGCAATTATAAGTAATGAACCTGAAGATAAAAAGTCATCAAAAGATAATGGACCTATGGGACCAATTCCTGGTATGATGTAAAAAGTGTTATTATTCTGCTTTGTTAAGAGACTCTCCAAGGGGTCTCTTTTTTTTCGTCAAAAATTAGTTGCGGAACTATATTTGTTTATTGTAAAGTATTTATGGCTGTACGGAACTTCGCCACTCCACAAAATTCGGCTGTACGAGAATCGCCACCTCATTTTTTCAGGCTGTATGGACTTCGCCTAACCATAGTTTTTAGAGTCATATTTATTTACAATTTTTTGGAGAAACTATGTCAATTACAACGACTAGTATATTGCCAGCTCCGGTACAACAAAGTTTTAGTTATAAACTATTGTCTGTTCCAGTGCCTAATATGATCCACAAAATCCCGGCGATGTTAAAAGTTATGCCGAGAAATGGTGGTACAACTTTACGTATGAGACGCTATAACCCGTTACAAGTAGCTATGGTTCCACTAGGAAATTCTGGTGTTACTCCTCCAGCTCAAAATCTAACTGCGGTTGATATCGATGCTCAAATCTCATTCTACGGTACATATGTACAATTGAATGAACAAGTTACATTACAAAACCAAGATCCAGTTTTGAATGAGTGTGCTGCTCGTTTGGGCGTTTCATTACGTCAAACAGAAGATCAGTTAACACGTGATATGTTGGCTTCAACAGCATCATTCATTAACTGTACAGGTGGTGTAAATGGTGACAATCCAACAGAATTAACACGTTCAGATGTAGATGTTGTTGTAGAAGCGTTACTTGGTAACAATGCTTATACAATCATGGATAACATTGAAGGTGAAGATAGATTTGGAACAGCTCCAGTTCGTGATGCTTATTTTGCATTATGTAATACAGCTCTTATTGGTGATTTTGATTCAGTAAATGGTTTCACGAATAAGTCTCAATATCCATCTCCAATGAACGCATTACGTTCAGAATGGGGTGCTATTGGTAACTTAAGATTCTTGATTTCATCTATTGGTTCTATGACTCCAATGGCATCTGCTCTTGGATCAACTGTTTATAACATTTTCTGTGTTGGTATGGA